CAATACTAGCTCGTGTAGAAGAGGGATAATCATATTTGTTTAATAGCTTCACACCATTGTCGGATTCTTGAAATAGACAATACCTTCTAAGTAATCTATCTCATGAGGGTTATGGTGTAGTTCTTCTGGCACTACTGCACCCATGCGGGCCCAGTTGGTGTGACCAAATTTCTTTTTACACAGTCTATCCACCGTGCTCGCGGGTAAGTCCACCGGTATATTATCACCTTCCGGTGTGCTTTCTACAAACACATGTTTAGTTTCCCCCTCAGGAATCCATAATATTTCTATCTCTTCCGTCGCCATAGTCACTCTTTCATCATCGACACATACGGATCGGTCGATAACATACGTTGTTTTTTGTCGGGTTGTTTACCCATAATTATATTGTCCACATTCTTGTGGAAGTAATGTACCATCTGTCCAATAATATTATCTTGACTTAGCGTTTCTACCAAGTCTTTTAAATCTTCCCCGTGCTGCAAACATCTTGATATGAGTTTACCACTTGCACGTAGCTCTCTATCTATATAGGAATCCGTTGGCTTAATTTTAACCCATAGGGCTAATGGGGTAATACCACTATCATCGGCAATGTAATTTACAATCCCTACCACTTCACGATTATCTATCGGTAAAGTGAAAGTTGTACTCATCATCCGATCCGGAATCTTATGTCGCATAACTTTATCGTCCTGTAATGTCATCTCCGTGTTCCTCGATAAATTGGAATAAGCTTATATTAGTCTCCTTCACCTGTTCTATCTCGTGCCACATCGTTTCTATTGTGGTGTTTAGTCTATCAATATATCTAAAATTTACAACCATAACTGTTATACAAAAATGTAAAATTAATAGTAATAAAACTAGATTAGTGTATTTGCCCAGCGGCGTTAAGAATTCTTTCACCTTCTTGCTCCCAATATTTTTTTAATAAACTTTCGTAGTTGCGCTTCCACATCAACCGCATGCGTGGGCACTGTGCCTTTGATAGCATGTCGCGGCAATTGTTAATGCGTCTTATTCTTAAGGGTGTATCCATCCGTACTCATCATCCGGGTCTAATGGTGGCATTTCTTTTCTCTTAATACTAATCTACCTTCTTCGTTTCTAATAAATTCGTCGTCTTCTTTTAAAAAATAACCTTCTTTTAATTTTTCACGTATGCTATTATAGGAGTAAAAATCATCTGACTGTGTTTTTGCATACCCATCTTGATTAAGATTGTTTGCATCTGCATAAATTAAATGTAGTTGCTCTGGTATTTCTTTAGCCAGCTCACCAATATCTAAATAAATATTGTCGTGTATTTTTTCATGAGAGTAGTCTAACCATTTTCTATACATCTCACTTTCTCCACTAATAAAAAACCTACCAACAACACTTTCTTTATCACTTCTGATATACCGCGTATATTCTTCTTTACGTAAAACAGTTTCATAATCAATTTTAAATTTATTAGGTTGCCAAATATAACGTTTTGTCATTTCTCTAAGATCAGATCTATTAAAAGTTAGTATCACTTCTTCAACATTACTCATGTCTAGAAAAGAATCTCTGTCACGTCTGTGGTGTGTCGTTGATAAAAACATATTATAAAAAACTTTCATCCACTCTAAAAACACAGGAACCTGTGCGTTTATTTTTTCAGAACTAACGGGGAATGAATTATTTTTTTTATTTACTTTTTTAAATGCTTCGGGTTTGAATGCTTTAGGATGTTTAAATTCATCCCAAGGTTTGGTCATTTGGTTTACAAAATCTCCCATTGTTTGATCTATATTATGGTCTCCATGCTCATTTACATCCAACAATCGATCTTCTTTTAAATTATGTATCTCATTAAAAACCTGGTCTATTTTTTTGGATTGTTTTTCTAAAAAATTTTGCGTTTCACAAAAACTTTTAAAGATATTAAAAATACTAGAAGTTTGTTTGTTGTTTTCTTTTACCTGTTTGTTTCTTTCTTCGATTAAATGGTTAGCCCGTAAAATTAAATTTTTTAAAACGTCGTCCTTGTGTACAATGTAATCTTTTCTACCTAAAACTTTTTTTAAATCATCAACTAAAGTTCGTCTATTTATTTGCTTGCCTGTTTTTAAAGCAACCCACTCGCCGGAAGCAGCTTTATATTTATTGGGAAATTTTTTTACTAAAGAGTTTCTTAACCAATGCTCAAACTCTGTTGTTTCTTTTCCATAGGGCACTAGAAAAGTTTGAATTATATGTAATGTATTTGGATTCCCTGTTTGTATACTTGAAAACCGAGAGACTAAGCGTTCCTCTGAACTAGAACCTATTTTAAAAGGTGCGTTCTTTTTAGCATCGCCTATCACGTATATTAGATCACTCATTACTTGCCTACTTCCGGCAAGGTTTCACCTGACCATTTAATTTTTGATTCACGACCACCTTCTATGTTTTTACGCGTGTCTTCTATTGGCAACATCACGTAACCATTGTGCGTTTTGACCTTCATACCAAAATGCATAAACTCTTCTTCACACATTGGACAATCTATTTCAGTCCAACTGTCCCCCACGGTAGCGACCACCGGAGCCATCCGAATATAGCCATTACCATTACAGCGTGGGCAAATTGTCTCAACTAGCTTTGGCACGTTTTTTGCTCTTGATCTCTTTAGACAATAGAAACTCTATTACCTTCTGAATACTGACCGGCACTTCAAATCGTGATTTAGCCAACGATTCCAACTGTTTATGTGTGCTTGTCGACACAGAAACAGATTTAAATCTACTTGTATCTGGCATTATTTTTCTCCTTGTTTGTGTTATACTATGGGATAATATAGTCATTTTATTTTATTTGACAAGTGTTTATAATAATATATTTTAAAATAATCTTCTCACCTTCATATGCCGGGTGTTCTAACCTTTCTACACCCGGCATTATTTAATGAATATCACCCCAACTGTCACCTTCTTCATAATCTACTTTGTTAGGTACTTCTAATTTAACTGCATCTTCCATAATATTTATAATTTTTTCTATTTGTTCTGGTGATTCTACCGATATGTCCAGTTCATCATGTATTTGTATGTGTGGTATGACACCGGCCTCGTACAATGCCAGCATTGCTTTCTTAGTCATGTCGGCAGCGCTACCTTGAATTAATTTATTTAATGCTTTGTAAGTAAACGCACGTTTAATCCCCGGTCCGTGTTCCCTGAGTGCATCAGCGTGAGGCAAGGCTTTCTTAATCCCGTACCCATGCGGCTCCCACATATCAAAATGACACAACCGACCACCAATAGTTCTAATCTTACCACTGTCCTCAGCCCGTCTAGTCACGGCTTCTGATAACATTTTTACAAACGGTGCTTTGCGGTGATACGTTTTAATTAATTCTTCCGCCGCTTCTTTTAACAAACCTAACTCCGCCATCAGTTTATTTTTACCCATACCATACATCAAGCCTAAGTTAATAGTTTTCGCTTGCTTTCGTTCGATGCCAGCCATGTCCGCAATCATCTGATGAAAGTCTGCTTCGCCATTGTTGTATTGATCGACAATCATGGATGACCCTTCTAGTTTTAAGAGTGACGAAAAGTGAACCACGATCCGTGGTTCTTGTTGCGAGTAATCAAAACAACCCCACTTGTGACCTTGCTCCGGTATAAATAGAGATCGAATCAACGGTCCGAGCTCCTTGTGCCGTGCTGGTATTTGCTGTAGGTTGGGGTTACTGTAACTAAAACGACCGGTTACAGTCCCCCCGTCGTCCGACCGGATCTGATTAATGTCCGAATGAATCCGGCCATTGTGTTCGTGTTTTAAAATTGTCTCGATAAAAGTTGTGTTGGCTTTATTAATTTCTCGTGCTTCGTTAATTAGTTTTGGTAATTCTGCTGGATGTGTCGCCAGGAAATTTTTTGTAAATGATGGTGCGCCTTTGTCAGTGCGATCGTATGGTATTTTTTGGTTGTCAAATGCTTTTTGTATTGATGACGCCGCCCATATCTCCACGTCAAAGCCAACTAATTTTTTTATATCACGGTGTAAATCTTTTTCGGTTTTAGTTAATTGTTTTCTGAGTCCGGCGGCCTTTTCTATATCTACCCGGACACCTTTAAACTTCATGTCCACCAGGCATGGAAACAGACTGGTTTCTAAATTAAATATGTCCCACAGATCTTGCTGGGTAATCTCGTGTTGTAATGCATGCCATAATTTTAGTGTGACTTCTGCATCGCGTTCAGCATACTCACCCACCAACGGTGCGGGTAAGCGCCACATTTCCGCTTTAGGGTTGACACCCCATGCTTTGGCAGCATCAGTTAGAATCTTTTCGTTCTTACCCATGCCAATAAATTCTTTAGAAATAGAATCAAGAGTAAAACTCCAGCGGTTCTCGTTAACTAAACTTGCTGCAATCATCGTGTCAATAATGCCACCACGTATTTGAAAACCTAATGATCTAATCCAGGAGACATCATACATCGCGTTATGAAATATTTTGGTAGCATCGGTGTGTAAAACTTCTTCAAACCAATCTAATACCAAGCCCCGGTCCATGTTCCCTCCGGCTTCATGCGCTATTGGGAAATACCCGGACCACCCTTCTACCGCCACGGCTATGCCAACAATCTCACCATCACCACGCACTGAGCCTGAGCCCATACTCATTAGATTTGGATCTCGTGTTTCTAAGTCAATCGCAATCTCAGAGTATTCTTTTAAGTCCGGTAATCTTAACGGTGGCACCCACTCAGTCTGCGGACTGAACATCGGCATCTGTAATGGTTTATTCATACTGTTCCTTTAGTTTATTTAAAAACCAAATCGCTTTGTCTAAGTCCTCAATGGGTTTGCCTTTGTGTTCGTGCCGCCAAATATATTTAACTGCACTGCCTTGTAAATAATATTTAAAACCTTTGCCCTGCATGCTAGCAATAGCGTCAATACATTGTATGCCGCCCTGGTTGTAATGTGATGGATAGTTAACTGCATCAAATTTTTTTAAATCACTAAGCTTTACCGTGTCGTTAACAACACCCTCGTCTACTAATTTTTTAAAAAAACCTTTGTCGTCAAAGTCTGGTAAATCACTCATAATAGATATGCCCTCTCGTAGTCTTTTGGTTCTAGAATATATAGTGCATTTTTTGCACGC